AATTACGAGTTCCACATGAAATACTACATGCTGCTGGAGTTATGAATTTTTTTAATGAGTTTTGTGAACAGTACATAAAAGTTGCAAAATGTCAACAATACCCCAATGAAGCTCATCTCGTTCAAGCTGAAAAACTTTTTGTTCAAATGTTAACCATGTGGATTGTTTCACAACAACCAAACGAATATAACCCTATTCATGTACATACTGAATGTCAACTTTCTTGTGTACTGTATCTCAAAGTTCCAAAATTTTCACCATCTAAAAAATCACATCGAAATTTAGATGATGGTTCTATTACTTTCATATCAAACTCACCAAAAGATCCTGAGTTTGGTGCTACTTCACTAACAGTTAGACCAGAAGTTGGTGATATTTTTATTTTTAGCGCAAGTCAATTACATAGTGTGTATCCATATCGCTGTACAGAGGGAGATCCAGAAAGAAGAAGTATTTCATTTAATGCTATTTTTGAAACTGAAACAGCAAGAAAAAAAAGATTAAACGGAGAAGCTAAACATCACTAAAAAAGGAGATTATGGCAGATTATAATAAAGACATACAAGACCGTGAACGAGAAAAACAAGAACGAATAAAAGAAGTTGAAGCAAGAAAAAAACGAACAATGAATTATAATAATTCTGTAAAAATTGGAGAATCTACAAAACATTCTTACAATGTTGTTATAGACGATGAACAATTTTTACAAATAGCAAAAAAAGCTGCAAGACATGATGTTACCTTTAATCAAATGGTGAACCTCACTCTTTTAAAAAACCTCAAAGATGATGACAGTCAATCTGAGAATTCCCCACAACTTTTAAATGAAGGTTAGATGATAATTTTTAAAAAAATCTCTTGGAGTAATTTTTTAAGCACAGGAGATGTTCCTACAACTGTTTTTTTCGATAGGTCACCCACAACTCTTATTATTGGTGAAAATGGTTCGGGAAAATCAACTATTCTTGATGCTCTTACTTTTGTATTGTTTGGTAAAGCTTTTCGCAATATCAATAAATCTCAATTAGTAAATACCATCAACGAAAAAGGATTACTGGTTACAATTGATTTTTTAGTCGGCAACAAAAGTTTTACTGTTCGCAGGGGCGTCAAACCAAATATATTTGAAGTATTACAAGATGGTAAGATGATTGACCAACTAGCAAACAATCGTGATTATCAAGAGTATTTGGAAAAAGTAATTCTCAAACTAAATTACAAGTCATTTACTCAGATTGTTGTTTTGGGTAGTTCTACATTTGAACCATTTATGCAATTAAAACAATCAGACCGCAGAACGATAGTAGAAGATTTACTCGACATTCAAATTTTTTCTTCTATGAATTCTTTGTTGAAGGTGAGAAATTCTGAATTAAAAACTACTATAACAGATAATGAAAATAAAAGAGAACTAAATGTATCTAAAACAAAGTTACAAAAAAATTATATTGAAAGACTTACAGAAGATAATGAAACAGATGTTCTAAAAAAACAAACAGATATTTCAACCTTTGAAGATCAGAAAAAATTTGCTGTAGAATCTTTTACCGCATTTCATAACGAGATAAAAGAGTTAAGTGAAAAACTTGTAAAAGAAGAAAAGGTTCAAACAAAAAAATCTGATTTCACTAATCTTCAAAATCAAATCGAAGTTAAGTTAAAGCAAGACCAAAAAGAAGTTAAGTTTTATGAGAAAAATTCTACTTGCTCCACTTGTAAACAACATATAGATGATGAATTTAAGAAAGATAAAATTACTAGTCTTTCCACAAATATTGAAGAAAAAGAACAGGGATTAGAAAAAATATCAACTGAAATAGAACAACTAAAAATACAGATTGAAGAATTTCGTAATATCGGAAAACAGATTTCAGAGAAAAATAATCAGTTGGCTGCAACTAAATCAAAAATTGAATCATTAGACAATAACATCGATAGAGCAAAAAAAGACATTGATGAATTGAAAGATAAAAAAGAACTTGACAATTCAGAACTAAATGTGTTACAATTACTAGAGAAAGAACTAATAGAGTTAAAAAAAGATTATGAAGAACAATGTGAAACTAAACAACTTTATGGATATGCTTATGAACTTTTGAGGGATTCTGGAATTAAGACAAAAATTATTAGGCAGTATGTTCCTATAATAAACAAGTATGTCAACAAATATTTAAATGAACTTGAATTTTTAATCAACTTTTCTATTGATGAAAATTTTAGTGAAACAATACGTTCTCAGTATCGTGATGAATTTTCATATTCTTCTTTTTCAGAAGGTGAAAAGATGAGAATAGATTTAGCATTGTTGTTCACTTGGAGAATGGTTGCTAAACTCAAAAATAGTGTAAATACAAACCTTTTAATTTTGGATGAAGTATTTGATTCATCTCTGGATGCCGATGGTACAGAAGCTTTTTTAAAGATTTTAAATTCTCTTGATGAAAAAACAAATGTGTTTGTCATATCACACAAAGGAGAAATTCTTTATGACAAATTTCGTTCAACAATCAAGTTTGTAAAAGAAAAACAATTTAGTAAAATAGAGGTAGTGTGAATGATTTAATATGTGAGTTAGTGAAAGAAGATGACCCTTTTTTGAAAGAAGTTCCAGAAGATTTTGATTTTGATAGTCCTCAAGTTGATGCTGAAAAATTAGCTAAACAGATTTTTTCAAATATGGTACATCATAAAGGGGTTGGTCTGTCAGCAAATCAAATTAAAATACCTCTAAAGGTTTTTGGATTTATGATGGAAAACAAGGTAATTATAGCATACAATCCAAGAATATTAGAAATGAGTAAAGAAACTACATATGTCAATGAAGGGTGTTTGTCATTTCCTGGCTTATTTTTTCCTGTTATTCGTTCAGAATCTATCGCTATACAATATCAAATTTTTGATGGAAACCATGAAGCGGGAAGTTTAATTGGATTACCATCAATAATTTATCAACATGAATCGGAACATATGAACGGAGAACTTTTTACTAAAAATGCATCAAAATTTAAGTTAAAACAAGCTACAAAAAAACGTTCTAAATATTTAAATAAAATAAATAAAGCAAAGGAGACAAATGCCTAAAAAGAAAAAGTCTAAGAATGAAGAATTACCAAGATTCGCAACTGATGCGGAAGCAGGGTTTGTGGATAAAGAATTAGAGGAAAAATCTGACATTAGGGAAATTGCTAAAAAAGCAGTTATTGGAAAAGGTCTTGAACCTACTGAACAACGTATTAATGATTATATTGAAAGATTTAATCTTGCTTAATTATAAAGGAATAAAATGGCAGAAGCTAAAGGTATAAAAGAAACTAAAGAAGTAATGGAGTTCATTTTTTCATTCGTAGATGCGATTGGAAAATCAAAAGCAGATGACAAATTTTCTTGGACAGATGCTAAATATTTTATTGACCCTGTTAAAAAATTATTTGAAGCAGTAGATAATATCGAAGAAGTTATTCCAGAAATTACAGACATTGACGATAAAGAATATGATGAATTAGTTGCTTATGTCAGGGAAAAATGGAATTATGATGAAGAAAATTTAGAATGGATTGTTGACACTGCAATAGAAGCAGGAAGAAGTATTTTGACATTAGTTTCTATGTCTGATAAAAAGGTATAATGTCAATAAATAAAGTTATTAACAGACATTGGAGAGATTGGGCAGGATTAGTTTATCTGTTCATTTGTCTAGTGGATTTTTTTATAGCTCCTTTAATATGGAATATAAGAATGGAAGGATACTGCTTGTCACATGATTGTGCAGCAGAAGGTGTGACTAGATGGCAACCCCTTACTTTAGGGGCCGGAGCAATGTTTCACATATCATTCGGAGCCATATTAGGTGCAACAGCTTGGAAGAAAAAAGAAGAACTGGAAATTCATCATAATAAGTCTGATACTTAGTTTTAATGTCGGAAGTTGTTCATGGTTAAATCCATTAATATATTTTCAAGGTGAATCTGGTGATCGCACTACATTACCAGTAAAGTTAGAGGAATTAATTGAAATGGCAGAATATTGCGAAGAAGCATATCATTCTGCTACAAAAGAAAATAAACTATATGAAATAAGAAATAATGAATTTTCGTATCATGTAAAACAGGATAGAGGAATTACTATTCTGATTTTTAGAGGAACAGATAACGGAAAAAATATTTGGACTGATATTGATGCAAGACCATCTAAAGATAAAAGTTTAAATGGTATGTATCTGCATAGAGGTTTCAAAGATGCTGCAACATGGATATTTGAAGACATACAAAAAGATTATAGATTAGAAAAAACAGTATATCTTACAGGCCATTCATTGGGTGGTGCTGTCGCACAAATAATCGGATTATGGTTGCACAATGCTGGATACCATGTTCAAATTTATACTTTCGGTTCTCCCAAAGTCACTACGACCTTTTTTGGAATTAGACCGATTCATTACAGGGTTGCTATTAGGAATGACCCTGTGCCTTTTGTGCCTCCTTATCCTTTTCTTCATTCCGGCATTTCGATAGACCCGAAAACGCTAAATTGGGAAGAGGGTGGTGAAGCAAATAGAGGTTCTTTTACTGAAATAGATGGTTTAGACCATTCTATATTAAAATATGTAACTATATTGAAGGAGCGATTATAATGTCAAAAGATGTTAAAGTATTAAAACTAGTCAACGGTGAAGAAGTAATAACAAGATTAGAAGAGAGCAATGATGGGTTTCTGATACTTGAAGAACCAAGAGTTGTTCAATCTATGCCACCAAATGCTGCTGGTCAAGTTGGAATTGGATTTGTACCTTGGAGCATTTGTTCAAAATTGGATAAAGTTATTTTAGATAACAAACACGTTATGGTAATTCTTGAACCTAAAAAAGAAATGGAAACCAATTATCTTTCTGGAATAACAGGATTATCTTTATGAAATATTATGTTATGATTGGTAGAAAACCTTATTATAAAACTAATGAAAAACAAAGCGCTTTAGCAGCAGTTTCTAAACTTTTTAACAAAGGTCACGAAGATGTCTTCCTTCATGGTGGCCGAATAGGAAAATGGTGGAGTGAACATAATGCCAATATATGAATACAAATGCGATGTATGTGAAGAAATAACCGAAGAGTTTGACAAAATCACATCAACAACTAAAACAATAGAATGTTCCCTTTGTGGACAACCAGCTAATAAAATTATGAGTTTGGGAAGTTTCCATCTCAAAGGTACTGGTTGGTACAAAGATGGATATAGTGATAAAAAATTAGTATCTTCAGAGGAACAGATTGAAAGATCCACAGTTAAAGAAACAAAAACCAATACTGCCACAGGAAAAACAACAACCATTTCCGAAAAACCTCTCGACAAGAAAGATGTCTATTCAAGAAGAGAAGAAGAAAATAAAAAGACAAAAGTTACAGCAGATGACTTCAAAGATAGATGGGTGTCTGAAAGCGAAGGACAAAAAGTCGTTAACATATAATTATTATATTCAGCATGAGCAGGAGTTAATCCTTGCTGATGATTAAA